ACGTTCAAAACGGTGCGGATTTTTTTATTTCCCTTCTGAAAACCCGTTTTCATTGTCCATTGTGGTTCGTTGAAGTATCGCACCTTCCGGGGGCACATGGGGGCATATTTGGGGGCACCATTTCCAAAAATGGGGGCACATTCCAAAACGCATCAAAGACACGTCCAGGCTGTCACACTGCACGGGCGGGGGCACGTCGGGTAATCGCTGGGGGCATATCGGGCAAAGGCTGGGGGCATATTGCAAGGCGTACACCCTGCCCGGCCATGCGCTCACCGTTCACCGTTCACCATTTCCCAAACTCACCCGCTAGCAAAAGCGCGGGGCTTTAACTTCCCGCACCCCAAAACGCCACAGGGGGAACCCACACGGCGGGGAGGGGGTAAAGGGTTAAGACAAGTCAACCCCCTATGCAAAACCATGCAACAGTCTTTTGCTGCGGTTCGAATTACCCGTGCACCAAAATGCCCCGGCAAGGCTCAACACGGGGGGGGCGGGGGGTAAGGCCCACACAGACCCAGCCACACACCCCAGCCAGGCCAAAGGGCAAGCGGCCAAAGTGGGGGCACATTTGGCGGGGTGTTTGTGTGTTTTGCTTCCGCTATCGTTATTTTGTGCGGGGACAAGCGGGGACAGCGGGGACACCGCATAAACAGGGGCTTGTAGCTGTCCCCGCAACTTTGAGGGCAGCGGGGACAGCGGGGACAAAATGGCACTTATCCACAGCACAAAACAAGTTATTAACTGATTTTGCTTAAATAATGGGCAATTCGGCCAAACCCTTGCGGTGCAAGACACCCTAAAAAGTGGAATCGAAACCCCGTCCGCTAACGTCCAGGCACCGGGCACCCATGGCACCCGCAAAGGATCGGACAGCAGCGCCAGCAAGGGCGGGCCAAACGCTGGCGCTGGCCACCAGATCGGCGGGCACCGGGTGGGCGGGGGCATGGCACCAGGTCAGGGGCTTGGCTTTCCCTTGCTTGGTGCAAGCCTTGCCGCCCCCTTTGCAGCGCGAAAGAAAACCCTGCCCGCCCCCTTATCGGCGGGCCACCACTCAGGGGCGCACGGCCCCCAATGGATCGGGGATCAAAGGTCAAGGGCGAAGATAGCCGGGGTGATCCGATAGCAGCGTGACAATCCAATGCCAGGCAATCGGGGTTTGCAGTCATAGCGGCCTTTGGCTTCGGGCAACAGGCAACCATGTTCAACCAGCACCCGGGCCACAGCGCCAGCGTCAAAGCCCCGGCAAACCTCAGCCTTGAACACCTCAGCGTGAATGAAATATTCGGTACTGACTGATTCAGCCATGGTCGAAGCCATACGATCACCGTATGCCCTTTGGTGTTCGGCATCGCTCTTGATCGGCTTGCCGTCCTCGCTCACCATGCGCCGGAAACCGGCCCTGTGCAGCGTCTTGGCTGCATGGTCATCCCCGGCCCTGTGCCACCAGGTAAACCGCCCTTCACCGTGCGATTCAAGGAATGCCCGCACTTGTCGCACCATAGCCGTGACTTCACCGTCACCCGTGCCCCCTCGTGAAGCAAGCCAAGCATCAAAGCAAACCTTAGCCGCCCTTGCACTCTCGCCCGGCTCCCAGCCGGTCAGACCCGCCTTTGTGGCCATCTCGCCCGCCGCCCCTACCAGGGCAAAGCGCAGGCCCACACGTTGCACCTGCCCGCCCCCGGCTTCGGGGATCATGGCGTGTTCCATGGCCTGCATACGCTGGCGAAGATCGGCCTTCAATGTGTGGGCGTTTTCGGTCAGCCATTGCAACCAGGCGCGGCCCGGGCCACCGTAGCAGCGCCCTGCCTGTTCAACGATATGGCGTGAAAACGCAGACCCGCCGCCGTCCATACCGTGCAGGTTTTCCAACATGCCACAGCCAGCGCCAGCATCAGCGGGAATATCGGCCATACGCACCTCTTGCCCGGTCCGTGCCCGCTTCATGCCTTCGGCCATGTGATCGGCCAAACCCAATTCACCAGCAGACAGGAACAGCAGCCGCCATGACAGCCGGGGCCGTGGTGCGCCGTTACGGGTTGCCCGGGCCTTGCTCGATTCATTGGCCAGCATGTAGGCACACTCACCCGCCGTTTTGGGGTCCACCTGTGCCAGTTCATCCAGCACCAGCAACGAGTCGCAGTGCTGGGCTGCAATCGCTTCTAGCGCGTTGTCGGTGGTGCGCCAGCGTTGCAGGTAGTTGCGGCCACCGTTCACGCTTGCAGCCACCTTCAGGGCCGTGGTCTTGCCGCTTGAAGAACCGCCCCGAAAGTGAAAGCCGCCAGATTCAACCCCAGCAGGGCGCAGCAAGGGGCCAGCGAAGGCACAGGCCACAGCGAACACCAGGCGCGAATTACCCGCACACAGCGCCCCTACACGGTCACGCCACAGGTCAGCCGTGCCTTTGACTGTGAACGTGTTTTCCATCGCCTGATCGCTTTGAAACACGATCCGTTCGGCTTCATCGCCAATGGTTTCACGGGGCAGGACAAAGGCCAGGCCGTGCCATCCTATGCGGTCGGTGCAGGTGGTGAAGTCTTCGGGCTGGCGTGTCTGTATGTATTGGGTAAGCAGGTTACGGGCGCGGGGTGAAGTGCCGATTCTCAGACCCTGCCCCATCAGGTAGGCGCGGTATTCGGCCCCGTCACCGGACAGCATACGGGCGGGCATGGCCCATGTTTTGACGTGGTGCAGCGGGTCAGTGAATCGCAGCAGGTAGCCCCAGCCGCCGCCGTCCTGATCGCGGGTCAAGGCCAGCACGTCCAAACGGCTGCACAGCCATTCGGCCTTTGTGGGTTCGCCGTCCTTGTCCACACCGGCATAAAAAACCCCGTCATCGGTCACGCTGAAACGGTCCCACTCGTTCGCAGGTTTGCCGCCTGTGTGGGCACCGCCGCCGCCGTGGTCATCGTGGCCGCCATGGCCACCAGCAGCGCCAGCACCGGCCCCGCTTGAAGGCTTTTTCTTTCGTGTTGGGGGCTTGGTCTTGCCGGGCACGTTTGCGGGGCGCGTGGCCCCGTCTGGTGCGTCCTGTGCGTCATTGGGCGCGTCATCCTGTGCGGCCAATGCTGCCAGTTCGTGATCGGCAATCGCAGACAACACGCAGTCACGCACAGCGTCAAGGCCGTGGGCTTTGTGCATGTCGTTGAAGTCGGTTTTATCCGCTGCCAGGTCAAGCGGGAACACGGCCAAACCCTGCACGGCCACAGCCGCCGCCGTGGCCTTGATCTTGCCGGGGTTGCTGCCCGTCTTGGTGTACGTGGCTTGGTCATCGTCACCACACAGCACCAGCAGCGCAGCGGGGTAAAGCTGGCGCAGGCCGTGGGCCACCTTGCCCATGTTGCCCGCATCAAAGGCCACAGCCACCGGGTAGCCCGTGGCTTGGTGCAGACTTGCCGCCGTGGCGTAACCCTCAGCCACCAGGATCACCCGCACAGCCGCCGTCTGATCGCCGCCATGTTCGCCCGTCTGATCGCCATCACTGGCACCAGCGCCAGCCACAGCAGCCGGGGCAGGCACAGCCCCCAGCATGTGCCAAAGGCCCGATTTACGGCCATCCTTCAAGAACCGCTTTTGGCCGTCCGGCTTCACGTTTTGCAGGTTCCACAGCTTGCCGGTCAGATCACGCAGGGGCACCATCAAAGCGCCATCAGCCGCCGTGTAGCGCAGGCCGTAACCCTTCACGCCTTTTCGCACCAGGTATGCGGATTCGCCTTGATCGCTGCCCGCCTGCCATGCGGTCAGGGCTGCAACAGCCGCCGCCTCATGGCGCAGGTTTTGGGCTTCGGCTTCGCGGGCCATGGCTTCGGCCTGTTCCCGCTGGCGCTGGGCGAGTACTTCGGGCGAAGGCTTCGCCGCTGCCTGCCCGTCTTTGGGCAAGGTGTAGCCGTGTTGCTTGGCCAGGTGCAACAGTGTGCCCATGGTCACAGACCCGCCCGCCTTGAAGGACTTCCAGGCTGTTCGGCAATCGCTGGCCTTGAAGCCCGGGGCGGTTTCAGACCATTGCGCGAACAGGTCAAAACCGGCCTCATCGGGAAATTCTGATTTGATCGCCATGCCTACCCGTGCCCATTCATCGCGGGGCAGGGTTGCCGGGATATGCGCCAGGGCTTGCCGGGTTGTTTCGTGTGTGTGGTGGTGGGCCATGGTTATGGGTTACTCCACATCACTGGATTCGGTGGTTAAAAAATCATCTTCTAGGTCAACCACCAAACGTGCGGCCACCAGTTCAGACGTGGCCCGCACCCACTCATTACGGGCGCTTGCACTCGTGCCCATCACTTGGTCACGCGCAGCTTCGGGCAAGTCAGGGCAGGTTTTGCGAAGTGCAGCGGGTAACTGATCCAACCGTTCCACAATCGACTGACTCGCCATGGCCAGCACTTCGGCCAATAAATTGATCGGGGCATATTCGCCCCGCAAAACCGCGTTCTTGATCTCCTGTCCCTCACGTTGTGCCCGCTTGAGTGCAGCCGATTCATGCGCCGGGTCAAGCCCGCCCACCGTGTCGCCTAACCGCCCCGCCGCCTGTTCGCGAATGCGGGCACAGTAAGCCGCTATCAATTCGCCCATGGTTTGACAGGTGGGCAACTTGCCCCCGGCAACCATGGCGCTGATCGCTTGCTTTGACACACCAACGACTTCGGCCGCCAGGGCTTGCACCGCCGGGCCGTTCAGGTCGATCAATTTGGCGGGCGTTTTTGCTGGGTTTTGTTTTTTCATTGTTGCTTTGCTCAAATGGGGTTGAAGTTCAATTCACATTGCCGGGTGTCCGTGGCGGTCAACACATACAAGCCCACACGGTTCACGGAACCATCGGGGTTTGCGCGGTCGATCATTTGGGTTTCGATTCGGTGTCCATCGCCTCGCAGTTCGTGAACACGGGCGCGGGGGTCTGGTGCGTTGCATTCGGTGGTCAGTTGCTCCACCGTGGCCGGGCCTTTGGCAAGCCTGCAAAGGATCGCCAGGCGCTGGCCTTCTATGCC